GAAACCGAAGCACTCGGCGTTGACGACGGGCTGGCCGACACCGATGTACTCGGCGACGTGGACGGGCTTGTCGAGATCGAATAACTCGGCGAGCTTTCCAAGGCCGAGAACGTCACCTGTGCCCCGCCAAGGATCACGAACTTGTCATTCGCGGTCTCCTCCAGGAGGACCCAGCCCCCGGCCGCGAACGTGAGCTTCTTCTTGACCCCGTCGATCGTCGTGTTGGCCTCGTCGTAGACGGAGACCTCAGCCACCCCGCCCGACTTGTTCACGATGGCCGTGCGCCGGCCGACCGTGGCCGTGCAGATGTCTGCCAGGGCCCCCACCACCGTGTTTCCCGTCAAGGTGTTGGTCGTGCCCAGCGTCAGCGTCTTGTGGGTCCCGTCAGCCAGTGTAACGGCTGCACCGGATCCGACGCCCAGCATCGGCATGGGCATATCGGTGTAGGCCACGGCGCCAATCGTCATAGCAGCAGAGTTGGGCAACTCCTCGTTCACGCGACCCATTGCATCGTCCAGGTCCGCGTAGGTGATCGGCTGGCCCCCCTGCCGGAACAGCGGTATTCTTCCCATATCGAATCCCTTCTCGGCACCTGGCCGGATCTTGGTTACGCAAAGGGGACAAGCGTTACCTTACAGCCACGCAGGATGATGAAGTTGTCGTTCGAGGCCTCCTCCAGGATCACGAACCCACCGTCCTCGATCAGCAGCCGCTTGCCCTGTCCGTTGATCTTGGTGTTGGTCTCGTCCGTCACAGTCACGTAGACACTGCCGCCCGAGGCGTTGCCCACGTAGGACCTCCGCCCCGCCGTGGCCGACTGGATGTCCGGCATGATGCCCTGCACGGTGTTGCCCGTGAGCACGACGTTCTGGCCCAGGACCATGTCGTCGTGGCTGGCGTCCGCCAGCGTGACTGCCGATCCAGTCTGTCCCATCACCTCCACCGGGATGTTGCAGACGATCCCGCCGATCGTCTCCTCGTAGAACCCCAGCTTGTCATTGATCCAGCCGATCCGCTTGTCCAGCTCGATGAACGTGACCGGCTCGCCGCCGCGATGGCTCAGAGGAATTGCGTAAGGCATGATGAGTCCTTTCCTAATCGAGAGTATTCAACAGCGATTTGTCCTTGGCGATCAACTGCTTGAGGGTCAACGTGTGACCCCTCGTGTCCACGAACTGGCTCAATGTCAGCTTGCCGGCGTCGTACATACGGAACCGGGACTCGCCCAGGTACTCCTTCTGAAAGCTCCGGGGCTGCCGCTCGAACCACTGCGAGAAGGTCAGGTTGGCCGGCACCTGTCCGATGTTGGCCTCCGCCCATCGCGCCCGTACAGCAGAAACCTCCGCCCGCCGTTCGCCCGCGGTGAGCTTCTTCCACTGCCCCTCGCCGATCTGCCTGCGAGCCTTGGCCTGGAAGTCCATCTCGCGCATCCGCCGCGTCCGCGTATCCCGCACGTAGGGCCGCTCGCCGGCCACCTGAGACACCCAGCCCGCGTCCACGATCGGCACCCGGGTACTGCGACAGTTGAAGTGCAGAGGAGGGACTGGCCCTTCCCCGATGGGAAACAGCTTGCCGTCCAGGCTTGCACAGGTCAGCGTGGTGCGCCCGTCCAGGACCGCCACGAACATCTCCTCCTGGACCAAGTCTCTGTTCTGCCGCATGGTCTCCTGGCGGACCTGATTGGCAATGGCGTTGTCAATGGTCCTCACCACTCCAGTCACCGCGTTGCGGGTGGTCTGCATGATGCCGTCCGCATAGTCCGCCGCCCTGGTGCCGTAGACCCTCCGCACGATGTCGGGTATGCCCTCGCCCTGCGCCAGGCCGGTCTGAATGGCCTGCAACACCCGACCTGTCTCCGCCCCGGCCATATCCTCGAACATGACCGAGAACGTCTTGCCCGCGAACGTGCCGTACTGGATGACCCGATCGGCGAACACCTCCACCGCTGGGGCCTTGAACGCCATGCTCACCGGCACCGTGGCCTTCAGCAGGCCCACGTTGTAGTCGATCTCGTGGGCTACCAGCTTGCGGACCTCATCTTCGTACTGCTTGACCATCCGCTCGAACCGGATGCCGCGCTTCTTGGCGTAGTCGGCGATGAGCTTGTTCAGGGCAGCCCGCTCCTGCTTGCTCATCCTCCGCATCGTGCTGATCGGGGCGATCCGGTCCCCCAGCCACCGCGTCATGGCGGTCGCGTCCGAGTCCAGCATCGTCACCAGGTCGCGCACCTGCTGCGTGGTCAGGCGTTGCAGGTACACCTGATGCCGTATCACCGCGTCCCGGATGTTCTCATTGGCCGTGGCCATGGGCTATGCTTCCCCGCCCCCCGAGCTTGGACTGGCCGAGGCCGTCGGCTTGCCCTGGTCCTCATCCGTGGTGCCGTCGCCCATCTGGAAGTTGCCCGACCCCGTTCCGAACGCCGTCCCCCGGTCCTGCTCATTGGCCGCCTGCGTGTCCTCGTAGGTCTCTCGGGCTATGCCGGCCCGAGCCGCGATGGCGTGGATGTCCTCGTGCGTGATGGGGGCCCCCTGGGTCCAGGCCGTCATGTACGATACCAGGTCTGCCCCGGTCAGCGTCTCCTTCGCAAACTCCCTGTTGACCGCGACCTCCACGGTCTCTGGATCAAGGCCAGCCCAGCGTGCGCAAGTGCCCAGTATTTGGCGAATAGCCGCGTCAGTGGTGTTGGCAATGGCCGTCAGGCTGGCCGTCTTGTTATCAACCCTCGTTTGCAGGGCCTCCCCCGACTCGGCCTCGTTGGGCTCCAACAGAGACACCCCCCTGGCCACGATCGCCGCGTGCAGGTTCTCCAGGCTCGTGCGCATCTCGTTCAGCCCGGCCCCGGCAAGCTCCAGGAACTGGGCCCGTGCGTTGGGGTCCGTAGACCAGATCCCCCCGCCGGCGCCGAGCATACACTTCTTGATCTGATCTTCCGAAAACCCAAAGAACGCCGGCGTTGCCTGGCCTTGGAGGAACAGGGCCTGCCGGTAATCGGCTTCCCCCCGATAGAGTGCCATGGCCAGGTCCGCCACGTTCTCCAGAGGCGGGCGCTCGATGTCCGGCGTCGCACGGGTGACGTTCGCCATCACGAACGGGACCCGGTCCATGACCTTGCCCCGGAACATCGGCCGTGTGACTGTTTCCGGCGGATCCGCCAGGTCAAAGTTGGTCAACTGGTCCTGCCCAACCACGGTCGTGTAGTACGTCCCGTCCTTGTCCAGGGCACAGACCCGGAACTGCACCGTCCACTCCCACTGAAGGCCCTTGAGCTGGTAGTCCGACTCGTCCAGCAGCACCATGACCAGTCGGTCCTCGTCTGCGATCAGACTAATCTGCCAGTTCAGGATCTTCTGCGCCGAGTACGGGTACAGGTAGAATCCTGCCGGGTTCTCGACGTCCGGCACGTCCGCCAGGATGCCGATGCGCCCGTACTCGACCTGCCCCGCCTGCACCTGGGCGATGAACTCCGCCAGGGTCTCCCCCGTGGGGGCACACCGCTTCTCCATCGACGACAGGGCCGAGGGCAGCTTGACCACCGGGGGCTTGCGACCAAGCAGGCCCTCCATGGCCGTGGCAATCTCCCGCGTGTAATCCCAGAAGATCGCTCGGGTCTTGTAGGCCGCGTAGTTCGCCGCCCCGTTGGGCTGCTTGGTCTGCCCGTCGGTCATGGGCAGGTAGGTCTCCCCCTCGTCCTTGACCACCGTTTCGCCGGCCAGCACGTCGCGCATCTTGTTCCAGCGATCAACCGTTTCGCTGTACTCGGGATGCAGGAACGACGTGGCCGCCCCAGTCGTGCTGCTGGCCGTCACGAACGTGTCCTTGGTGACTGTGATGGTCGTACTCATAAAGTGCCTCTATCGACGCCTCCAGCGGCCGCTGCGCAGGACCAGCCCGGAGGCTAACGCTATCGTGGCTATGCCGGCCAGCGTCCAGAGGTCAGCAAGCCCATCTTGGCCTCTTGGACCTTCAGGATGTTCTGTGGCGCCGCCTTGACCGCCTTGACCATGCCCGCTGTGTCCGGGTCCTGGACGTGCCTGTTGGCCGTGTCCAGGAGTTCCCTGGCGTCCGGCTTGAGCATCGTCCTGGCCACCTGCACTCCAGTCACCACCTGGTCCAGGGACTTGGTCGTCTGCCGACGCCGCATCTCCACGATGGCTGTCACGATCAACAGGGCCCCGTTGAAGATCGCCGACACAGGCAAACCGATCGGCGTTGTCTCGATGATCTTCTCCAGCGGACGGGCCGCTTCGAGCCCCTCCAGCACTGCCTGTGCCGTCCGCTGGATGGTGGAGTTTGGGTCGGTCAACTGCTGTTGTGTCTCGACGGGCAGCATCCCGCACCCACCCAGAAACAGCCCCGCGATGAGCATCAGGGGCAGTAGTCGCTTGCGCATGACGAATCCTTTCGGATAACGCATCCTCGCGGGATTCAATAGCCTTGGGGGCTGTTTGTCAAGCACAAACCTCTAATTACGGGTGTACGCCTCTCAAAAGGCACCCGGGATGACTGTCGTGCCACCCTTGGACTGGCTGGCCAGGACCCGATACCGTGCGCAGTCGGCTGCATGGTCCTCGGCATCGGTGTTGACGTCGTCCATGTGCTTCTCGTCTCGCGGCAGGGCCGGGAACGTGCGGATGAACTGCCGGAACGTGGCCCACACGTACAGCCTGGA